TCAACTTGAAGCTTTTGAAGCCGCTGAAGCAGCGGCCAGACAAAAGTTTGTTGACGAGTATTCAGAGTTCTTTAACTTCACAAACCTTGAACCTTCTCCTAAATCTACGACCACTGTTGCGCCAAAGAAAGAAGTCCTCGAGGGCGAGGTTGTAGGTACAAAGTCCAAGAAGTACATGAAGCTTGAGAAGGAGATGGGCGAAGCTCGGACCCCGGAACTTCGTGCTGCCCGTGAGTTGAACATGGAGACTCAGGGTGTACAGGATGCGTTTGATCTGAATGCGGCCAACAACATAGACAAGAACTTTGAGTTTGCCAGTGGCGGCGATGATGTTCGGGCCACATCTGACGAGTTCATTGGTGGTGTGATTGATGAATATCAGGGTGCGAGGGATCAGGGTTTGAATCGCGGCGATGCGTTAGTTGATGCTATTCGTGTTAAGGTGAGAGACTACAACGAGATATATCCTGATGCTTTGGATGCGAACTCTGTTCTTGATGACATTGCAAAGAATGTAAATGATGACTTTGGTTTTGACGCGGCACTGTCACGTTTTCGTGAGGCGCAGACAAACAGAAAGGCGTTAGAGGCTGAGTTACAGACGGCAAAGTTCAAGAATGTTAGAGAGGCGCAGGAGGCGGCGACTCGTGTAAGAGAAGAGCAGCTTGGTATTGCGGGTTTGAGCGATGCGGAAAAAGCGGCTTTCTACAGGAACATGGGTGAGCAAGAGCAGCGCGGTATTGCAGGTATAGGTATTCCAGAGCCGGAGACACCCAAGCCTAATCTGCGTTTGGTTAAAAAAGCCAAAGGTGGTCCTGTGGACATGCGTTCTGGTGTAGGTGATTTATTTAGGGTATATTCGTAAAATGGAAGTCCCAAAACCAAAACCTAAAAAGTCAACCAAGACGCAGGAAGACTTCAATAAAAAAGTAGGAGCGCAGTTTGCGAACCTAGAACTTCGTGCTGAACTCGAACCTTATTTAAGAGTGAATCCTCTTGCCAGGTTGGGTTTTGATATGATCGAGCGCGGTGAGGTTATTGGTGATCTTAGCAGACCTGGAGGAGTAATTTTAGCAGGATTACAGGGCGGAGAAGAGGGGTTCGATGCGTATGGTCTTAGAAAAGATTTTAGAGGGATAATGCTGCCTTCGTCAAGATACAGGGAGAGCACAGATCCTGATGATCCCAGACCTTTTTTAACTACAGAGGGTTTTTTAAAAGACTATCCTTTGACTGTTCAGGTTTTACAAAAACAAGGTATTGCTTCATTATTACCGCCAGAAGAAGGATCGACGATCTATTACGATACAGGGGGGGACGATACACCAAGGGGTGCAGATCTTTCTACTTTAATGGAGGAGTTAGCTCATCTGGGTATGAGTAAGCTTCAAAGAGACAGAGGGAAATTCACAAAGATGCCGTTGCGTCGAGAAGAGTATTTAATGGATCTCATGCAAGGCAGGGCTGGAGTTGAGTCAGAAGGTTACGCTAGAGAATTAGACAAAGACAAGTATCGAGCACAAGGGTCAATGCTGGACAGACTTGACCAAGCCGCACTTGAGGAGCTAGGTATGCGAGGTGTTCCGCCGCAGCGTAAACAAGTGCCTCCCACAGTTATGGAAAAAATTTTAGGGATGTTTAGCTAATGCTTACAGATAAAGAGATTATGTTAAAAGCTCAAAAAGATATTACAAACCTCACTGACAAAGAGTACGACAGATATCTGAAGATAGAAAGCAGTCGCAAAGCTCGAATGGCAA